TCAAATATTTAGTTTGCGTAGGATTCTGCGGAAAGATATTTATAAAATAAGAAGTCTTTAAATAGTTTTTCATTTCTACCTAGCTAATCCTCTAGTAAACTTAACCCCTCTCCGAGGTGCTCCACCGCCTCGTAAATTGTATTGAAGGGGGTTTATCCCAAAGCCTGCGTAATTCATCGGAAATATCGGCGCTCGAGGAATATTAGCCATTGGAACATTATATCCTGGTGCTTGGCGCCCTAGAAATACATTGTAGAGAATGTTGCTCGCATCATAAATACCACTTGGAACGGGTGGTGCTTGCATATTTAAATATCCCATCATCCTTTGAGCAATGGCATTTCGTAGAGCTTGCTCTTGAGGTGAAATCATTGGCTGGTATTGTATCGGTTGTCCTTTAAAAATGCCACCACCGTCTCCGCCCAAAAGTTGTCCAAGTAGTCCTGCCCCCGCCGTAATAATTGAACCTAAAAGAAAAGGATTCATTCTATCCTTGAACCCATATTTCTGACGCCCTTCAATCTTGAACCCCAACTTTTCATACAATTTAGCCATCTTCTCATCGGGCGTCTGAGTAAACAATCTTTTTAACTTAAATGCCTTGGCGATTTTTTGAATTAAATTATCTATGTCTCTATGGAGTTTATGAGAATATTTACCATTCCATAACATCAAAAAGAACTCTCCCTTGTGCTTTTGATATACATTCATAAACCCCACGATGCCTTTCATGTCCTTAATCTCATAAAAGAGATTCAAAGGATTAAGAAGGCTCGCATAAATCAATTGCCAGATAGCATCATAATTTCGCCCCTCATCGGGAATCCACAGCGGCCGTTGATAAAGTTGCTCAGCAATAACCCCTAACCGTTTATCTTTAAGGTCTTTCACTATAAAAATCTTAAGTCTCGGCGATGGATTGAGAAATTCCTTAATAATCTGCCCAGCGACATCCTTCATGCCATTCCTCCAATACAATGGGATAAATGAAATATCCTACATCTATATGAATAAAAGTGCCTGTCTTTTCATATGTTCCTTTCCTGAGATTCGGTAACCATCGCTCAATAAGATTATCTAACTCTCTTACTTCCTCTATTGTCGGTAAATCTAAGTCTAATGCCAATCCAAATAAATGGACGCTTAACGGCACTCCGCCGACTTTCTTGTTGTATCGAGGGCATCTATACCCGCTTGAGATTTTGATTGGTTTGCCCCACTTTTCTCGTATTAGCTCAAATGATTCAAAAAGAATGTTATAGGGTATCACTATGCCATCTCGCTCCAATTGATATGGAATTCTGTGACAACATGGACACTCGTATTCACTTCGCAGAATATATGGGGCAATGTATTTGCTATCCGCCAACTTGATTTACCTTTCCTTTCTAAACAGTGAAGCATTAGCATCTACGGTATAGCCCGCAGTTGTCTCTTGGTTTTGAATACTGTAAAGTTTAATCTTCTCGACATCAGGAGTAATAGAGGTGGTTTTCTGCACAACTGATGTCCCACTTGGAGTTACATTAATCGTAACATATGCCTCTGTATCCCATTGGTCTCTTTCGCTGTCATAGGTTACAAACTTAAAGATTACATCCTGACTTACACTGCCATGACCACCTTTTACATAACAGGTAATAGATGCAAATTCCGCCCGACTCAAATCGAATTCCTTAGAAGTGAAATCAGAACCATCTACTTCAGTAGAATTAATAGCAATTTCCTCATCTGAAGCTAAAAATTTTTCTCTAACAGGAATTAACATGTTTTCCCTCCTTTAATCATTTTTTTGTTTTTTAGGCGTTTCTAACTTTATAAAATACTCATTATTTTGAGTTAATTGCCACCGTTCCTCCTTTATGTCAATCCCCAGCTCCAAAGCCACCGTCTCAATCGCCCGCTGAAGCTCCACCTGCTTCTGCTCAGCCAATCGGGTGGCGTCCTGCACTATCAGCCTTTTCAGTCTCAGAAGCTCTCTCTGGCTCTCCATGAGTTTTATTTTTTTGGTCATTCTGAAACCTCTGATTTATAGTTATCCAATTTAGCCTGTTCCTCTAAATATCTTTGTCTCATCGTCTCATATCTTACCTTCTCATCTTCAATCTTTTGCCTTAGAAATTTCTTAACATTATCAGGTGTCATCTTGGAAATCAAAGCCTTAAACTCGTCCATAGTTTGGCATTCCTGAATTTTCTCACAGAGCTTGTCTTTTAGGAAGCATAGTTTTTCATACTCAAGCCTTTCTCTTTCTTCTTCCGTTAAAGTCATGATAATGCCACCTCCCCTGTTTTTATTGTTGTGCCATCTGAGTATTTCACCTTGACTTTGAGTTTGTGATTCACCTCATCAAGGTAAAAGCAGATATCTGAAGCATGAAAATCACCATCCACGGGTGCTGATGTCGGTGCTTTAGTAAAGAGAGTCTTTGTGGAGAAATCGCCATGTATTAATGTTCTAGCGTCGGTGTAATCATTGGCAATAACAAGTTTGTGGTTAACTGCATTTAAATCTCGACCCGCTTGGTAACCAATAAGAACATTATAATTTTTGTCATGAATAGTTGTTCCTCGGCCAGCTTTATAACCTATTCCTACATTCCCATCTCCTTCTTGATTATAAAGGAGAGCATCCCACCCAAAAGCTGAGTTGGAAAATCCCGTAGTGTTATAGTAGAGAGCATTCAGTCCAAAGACTGAGTTGGAAGAGCCCGTAGTGTTAGAGCGAAGAGCATCTCGCCCAAAAGCTGAGTTAGAAGAGCCCGTAGTGTTAGAGCGAAGAGCATCTCGCCCAAAAGCTGAGTTAGAAGAGCCCGCAGTGTTAGAGAGGAGAGCATCCCGCCCAAAAGTTGAGTTGGAAAATCCCGTAGTGTTATAGTAGAGAGCATTCAGTCCAAAAGCTGAGTTGAAAGAACCCGTAGTGTTAGAGCGAAGAGCATCTCGCCCAAAAGCTGAGTTGAAAGAACCCGCAGTGTTAGAGAGGAGAGCATCCTGCCCGAAAGCTGAGTTAGAAGAGCCCGTAGTGTTAGAGCGAAGAGCATCTCGCCCAAAAGCTGAGTTAGAAGAGCCCGTAGTGTTAGAGCGAAGAGCATTCAGTCCAAAGACTGAATTGGAAGAGCCCGTAGTGTTAGAGCGAAGAGCATCTCGCCCAAAAGCTAAGTTGGAAAGTCCGGTGTCCCCCCTTCCCTCTATCACTATACTCCCATCATCATCTCTAGCCGCAAAAGCCGCCTGTGCTGTGCTTGTAATTGCTTTTACTGTTACATTATCAATTGCCCCATCAAAGTTAGAGGTGGGAGTAATAGTTAATACTTGGCTTCCTGTTCCAGAGGCAACTAGAGTGCGTTTATATGTGGTATTGCTATTTAAATTTTTATCGCTTCCGTAGCTATAAATATACACTCCACCAACATCTACTATAATACTTCCTGCCGTTCTACCTGAAATGGTAATTTCCACCTGGTATGTAGTGCCATCAGTAACCGATATGTCTTGACTCAAAGTATCGGTATTTCCCGTATTATGTTTAGCTTTTCCTGAATCCCAAGTCCATCCTGAGCCAGTCCCACCAATTGTCCAACCTGACAAATCAGAATCAAAAGTCCCGTTGGTAACCAGCTCGCTTCCAAGTGGTGCGGTAGATTGAAGTGACTGGAAGCTGGCTGGTATATCAGAAGTAGAGCCAGGCACAATTGCTATCGTTTTAGCACTAAGGTCAGCAATATTTGTCAAGTCCTGCCCATTCCAATCAAACACTGAACTCGCCTTTCCTGATAGCTGAGCCAAGATTTCAGCATCTGTCCGACTCTCAAGCCCTGAAGATGTCGCCCTGACAAGATTGCCCGTAGTAAGCCCTGCGGCTTGGTCAACTTGGAGAATCTTGTTATCCGCTATACCTACATCTACATTAAAAGTCCTATTAGCAGAAATATCACCCCCGCCGGTCAAGCCTGTTCCAGCAGTTAAGGTGACTGATGTATGGTCTATATGCTCATTGGCAACAAAGTCAGCAAACGAATCATGAGAAAGATTATAAATATTTGATGGTGAAGATAATGTTAAATCGTCAAATGTGGGACTTGCAGTTGTTCGGACATCTTGGTCAAGGTGATAACCATCCGTGGTCTCAGCATCTATCCCCAGGGCATCATGAGCGGCTTTAGTATGGTCAGCTTGTTTAACATAAATGCTATCCAAGATTTCAGTGCTTGAAGGAATCTCCCAGCGACTTCCCGAAACACCTTGATAATAAATCTTCACTGTCGGAGCATTTCCGCTTCCGCTAACTGAGGCATAAATTTTCCCGACTATTCTTGAGCCCGAATCAGGAGTATAATCAGAATCCAAAGTTAAAGGCACTATATAGCTTGTCTTTACGCCCGTATCCAGCTCATTACTCTCCGATGAGGTAGCAACCAAAACTTCTGAATCATCGGTCTTTCGCTCATAGAGTTTCCAATAGAGTCTCAGTGTCTTTGTTCCCGAAGTTTTCTCGGCAAAAATAAACCAATCAAAAATCCCTCGAAGTAACTTTGTCGGTGCTTCTCCGACATCTGAAATCCATGTTCCAAGAAGTTGGTCATCCGTTATTCCCGATACCTCAATATATGTTTCTGAGTCTGCAGATGGCGTTAAAGAGCAAATCTTATAGCCCGTATCACTATCGGTATCATCGGTCATGTAATAGTTTGCTCCGATGGCTGTGGCTGCCCAATCTACATAATCCTTGTTAACGAACTCTTTTAACTTTGAGAAATCATCATGTTCCTGGTCAAGAAGAGGAATGCCATTTACAACAGTCTGAGGCGTTGTCTGGTCAAGAAGAAAAACATCATTTGAATCAACTGCCACCGCCATATTTCCACCAGCACCGCCATCTGATAATGTAATGCCATTCCCAGCAGTCAAGACTCTTTCATTAGTCAAATTATCATTGGACGAAACTACAACATAAGAAGCATCAGGATTAGCCTCTCTTTGTATATCCTCAACTAGGAGGTAAGAGTTTTCAGTTAAAGCCACATATAATCGCTGTAAATATTCTTGGACGCTAGAAATGTCCGTTAAATCACTCGGAAAAGGTAAATTCAAAACTCTTTCTATTGGCATTAACTTACCTCAAACCATTCACCTCTAGGCTTAACAAATGCCTTAAGGCTATTCCATTCAAATTTAGTAGACGCCGATTCCGACTCAATCTTAAACATAAAATAAAGCCCTGTAATGCCCTCGTTATCTAGAAAATAGAAATCAGCAGTCTTTACCTTACCATCGCCCGTTCCTAATGTTCTTGATTCACTAACCCATGTTACACCATTATCAGTGCTTATATAAATCGTAACGGGCGTATTAGCTGATACATCTCGATACTCAAGCCTTGCTCTATCTACTGTTTTAAAAACATCTCCCAGCTTAGGGTCAGCATCCGAAAAATCAAGAGCCTTGCTTACCCAAACTGCCTTAATAGCACTCCCAGCATCACTTTCAAAATCACCCAAAAGAAATACCCGCCCGCCCTCATCCATAACATAATCATAATAAATCTGCCCTAAATCAATAACTGTCGCCGAATCAGTTATCGCTAAGTCCCGCTCAAAATAATCTGTATAAGTCGCCATTAGGTTGCCCCCGCTCCCAAGATTAGCAAAAGCTAACAATCCATCAGTAGTATTAGCAAACCAAGCAATCTCATTCTTGCGTCTAAAATTAACTCCCCATACATTCTTTAGCTCGTTTATATCAACTAGGTCGAAAAATAAATGCCTAATCTTTTCCCCGATTGGCTGGGGAGCATTGCCCACCATGATATAAAAATCATCACGCCCCAAAAAAGCATTAGTGCTTAAAAAATGAACAAGACTATACGGAGCATAAAGCCCAATTCCCATTAAATAACTTAACCGACTAATCGGTGACGCCGCCACTCCCGTTCTACCCCATATGCTAATAGCATCTTCCTGATAAACCACTAAATTTGTTCCCACCTTGCCAAGACCTGTTATCTTGGTCGCTGTATCCAGAATATCAGCCTGCCCAGCTGTCTGTTCAGCAGGGTCAAAAGTTGTTGGGTCACCTTCTTTTGACCATAAAATTGAGTATGGCTCTCTATTGCCCGATATTTCTACATCTGCCAAAAAGAGTCTGTTGGCATACTCAATACAATAACGGGCTTTCTTAGCATAAGTGCTATCCAATGCTGAAGCGTATCCCGTCCCATCCCAATATTGGACATCTACATCGCCATTGGTAAAAACAAATTTATCATCTACTATTGTCCATGCCCATCGTTCATTAGTTGGCACGGAATAAATCTTTCTTATCTTGTAATTTTTACTCATAGAGCCTGTTGTCCCGCTATAAGAAGACTCTAAAGTAATTTGGGTGTCTGAATCTACGGATTTAATTTCTGCCCAATTGGTATCTGGCTCACTATCGTCACTATGGTCATCATCTAAAATAAAATAATCGCCCGCCGCCACTCCTGAACTAGTCCAATTTGTTCCGCTCCCCGTAACCACCGCTCCACTAATATTAGTTATTGTTCCCGTGGTATAAGTTTCAGTCTGATAAGAAAATGTTTTCCCTGAGCCACCTTCTCGTTTACATAAATCAGTCTCAGTAAGAAAAAGAGTATAAGTAGTGCTGGCTGATTTATCGAAAATAACTACGTGTTGCCCGACTGCCCCAACACCTAAATCTCTATCTAATGAGTATCCCCAGCGTTTGACAACTCTGTTATCCTCAATCCGACAGTTAATAGTCGGGTAATTGGCATATAAAGGATTCATCTTAGACATGGGGCGACTAGTATCATACCCATGCTCTAAAGGATTTATATGGAAAACAAATCTAGCCATCGCACCAATCGCCTTTTCTTACATAATAAACACCTTCATTATTAAGCCCTTTTTTTATAGATAAATATTCCTCTCTCTCTCGCCCATAAGAAATAAAAGCCAAGAAATCAGCCGCCTCTCTAAAATTGGGTATTATCTCTAATGCCTTTCTCGCCGACTCCCTTGCTTCAATCATGTAATTAACTTGCCTGTATATTTTAGCACTCATTAAATATGCTTCAGCCACATAAGCCTTCTTTATCTCCTCTTTTAACCAGCAGGGAGATAAATTATATAAAAAAATCTTAAACTGCGACAATGCCCCAATCCATTGCTGGCGTGCCGCAAGCTCCATCCCATAAAAAAATCTTTCCCTTAAAAGCTCTGGATGTTTTTCTAGCTCTTTTCTGAGTATTCTAATCGTTCTGTCAGGGTCTCTCCGATGAGATACGCTTCTGTGAGCATAGATTGTTATGTCCTTCTTATTCCATTTGCATCTTGACGCCAAAGTGTGGTGAATAGCCCCAATCCAATAATTATATTCTGTATTCCTTATAACTTTTGGATAATAATGATAGCTCTTCTCGTAATCTATCTTGACATCTATATAATCAAATGGCTCGTCTTTAACTACCTTTTTTATCTTTTTAATTCCACCCTTTTCAAGCCTTTCATCGGCATCTATTGAAAGTATCCAATCGCCTTGGCACCTAGAATCGGCAAAGTTATATGCCTCAGCAAAGTTGTCCCGCCAAGGAAAAAAGAAAACCTTAGCCCCCATGCTCTTGGCTATATCTGGTGTTTCATCTTCTGAACCCGTATCAACTACAATTATTTCATCTGCATCCTTTACAGAATTAAGGCATTGAGCAATATTCTCCTGCTCGTTTTTAACTATCATGGAAACCGAAAGTTTAACTTCCCCCACTATATCCTCCATCTGAAATCATAGCCTTAAACTCTACATAAGCAACACTTCCTTTACCTACAAAAACAGTTGACGCCAACTTTTTTCGTCCCAACATATCACCACCAGAAGAAGCATTGAAAACCCCTACCTCAGCTATGTTTACATCATCTTCCACAACGAAATACCTATACCATACTACGGTATCCCTAGGAGCAAGGGTTGACTCTAATTCTACTGTCGCTAACCCTCTATCAACTTCACTTTCTAGAGTAGTATCACCTGAGGCTTCTGATTTTGTCCCTGTTCCATAGGCTATATAGGCAAATTCAAGCCCCCCAGGTAAATCACCTAATAATTTACAGGTTTCTGATATTCCTACGCTAGTTAACATTTTTATGTTCCTTGTTCCACTTTAATAATAACCTCAACTTCCCATACATCACCACTGCTAAGATTCCTCCTGTCACCCGAAGAAATTACTGCTCGATAAAGCATATTTCCCCCGCTAGAAGCATCAAAAACGCCCACTTCAGTTGGCGTAATACTTGAGGTTATATCAAAGCTGGCTTTTAAAACTAGAGATTGCCCATAAATAGTCGCATATCCCGCCACATAATCAGTTTCCTCGGTAGCAGTAGCTAATACTCTATCAACTTCATTCTCTAAAGCAGTATCACCTGCTGAGACCGCCGTTGTCCCTGTTCCATAGGCTACATATAAAGGATGAGAGGAATTTACATCATACAGGCATTGCCCCGCAATAACAAACCCATCGTTAACTATCTGTCCCGTCCATTGAATTAAAGCCACTATTCATAACCCCCTTCTCGATACATTATGCTTGGCTTAAATCTTCCTGTTCTAGCTTCTTCCTCACTATCATAAAGCCCAACAAGTCCAGCTACTTGGTCTAGGAAAGCCTCTTTGTATTTCTTTGCATCCTCATCCTTGCCTGGTAACCAAACACAAGCCTTATAAGCCGCTAAATAAAGTATCGGCTCATCCCAGGCGTCATCTAAAACAGTGGTATCAGTAGGATTGCTCAATTCTGATGGAATCATTTTATAGTAAATATGAAGCGTATAGGAATCATCGGGCGTCGGGTGAAGATAAATCTTAATCCCGTGCCTTGTCCATTCCGTTGGTTGCCCCTCAGCTGAAGTGTCCGAACGGTCGGTATAACCAAAATAAGTCTGTGGTGGAATATAACTCAATTCACGGTCGTTTGTGGCGTCATAAATTTGTCTAACTGCTAGACAATCTGACGGCACATTTACATACGCCGTCCCATCAGTAGTCGATTGACTGTCATCCACCGTTTCCAGCTGAGGAAAATAAAATCCAGCCCTAGTCCCTAATAATGTTTTCTTGGTGGCTATATCCTTATAGGCAGCGTTAATCCACACCTCATACATATTAGTTGAGCCTACACTCTCAACATCACTACGCTGCCCCATCATTAGCTTTAAATAAGCTTTAAAAGTAGAAAACTGATAGCTTCCCATTTTATTCCTCGATTATGGCTAATACTTCATTAGGGGCTAAAATCCTGTGAAGATGGGATTCACTGTAATTTTCAGGTAATTGAATATGAATGCCCGCATAGAAAGTAAAAAGAATTTTCTGCCCTTCTTTTAAACCCATTTCTTCCGTCTCTTTATCTGGGGTTAGTTTGATTATCGTCCCCGTTTCACTAAATTGACTAAATTCATCAGGAATAATGATTTTCCTCATTGTTTTTGTTCTGTCATCCACCTTAACATAGAATCGCCCAGGTAAAGGTTTGATTTTGTCAAGAATTAAATCGCTCATAATTCCTCCTTTCCTCTCTCGGTTTCTGAAATGTCAATAT